TAAGGGGGTTTCTCAACTATCTTTATAAAGAGTTAACTTATATTAAGTTTAAGTCTTTACAATTAATTGTACCATAAAACTCAGGTCTAATCATCTTCTTAGCATATCGTGTCATCACACCTTTTCTTGGAGTGAAGTCACTTGGATCATATACTAATGGAGTCATAATTAGTGGTACATATGGTGAATATACTGCACCAGTTTCTAAGAAATTACTTCCTCTGAAACCAACAAGTATTTTATTCTCAGTCATATATGGGTTCTTATAAACAGTAAATCTGTTTTGTATTGAACCTGCAACTTGAACACCAGCTGCAAACTGAG